GGTTGGTTGGGCGATAAACCGATATATATAGAAGAAGAGTTGTAAGAGATTAGGGCATATTTTTTTTTAGTATTACATTTAGTGGCTATGCTAAATTGGTGTGTCCTATTCTGTTACAACTAAGGAAGGAGAGAAAATGTTAGATAAGATAATGAAAGGTGCTGATGCCTCGATAGATATAGGCATTAAATTAATCAGCTTATCCATAGTACTACAAATAATTTTTGGTAGTAAGGTAGCATTCCTAACTGGAAATGTTATTGGATCTATCCTAGATATTGTTTGGACTCTAGGTAACGCTGGTCTTGCGGGGATTATCGCCGCAGGTATCATCTGGAAATTGCTTGATAAGGACATTACCAAGGAGTTGAAAGAATGAAAGAGATAATGGATATGGTCTTGAAAAATAGATCACTAACAGTTTTTTTAGCTATAGTAGTCGTAGCACTACTTTTTGGATGGATAGGTGGCTAAAAACACAGTCTGCGACAATGTTAAAAACCCCTCACACTATACTCAAGGAAAAATAGAGGCTAAAACATTTATTATTGACCAAGATATGACATGGGCAATAGGGAATTCAGTCAAGTATTTAGTTAGGTATAGATGGAAACATAAAGGTGAGGGGCGAATCCATGATCTCAGAAAAGCAATAGAGAACATCGAGATTGAGATCGACAAATTGTTGGCTCAAGATGAAGTAAACAATAATGCCAAGGTATAGTACAAAAGCTAAACGATATCAAATATTAGATGAGATAACCGACAATACAAAAGATGCTTTAGAACTAGCAAGGGAGGAGGATGCTCCCAGAGATATTGAGATTAGACATTTACTATCTAAAGTTGTTACAGATCTAGATATCCTAAGAGGCGAAGAGTATGGGGAAAAAATATAAAAGGATTGCCTTAAAGTTTAACATCAA